TTAAACAAGTAGTGTACATATGCACTGAGTCACGTCTTCGCGTCGAAGATGTTAAAGATACAGTAATATCTTCAAAAATATGTTCTAAAGTTAAAAATGATTAGAATTATACTACTGGGTATTTTAATACTGGTTAATTCAGTGGCTGCTTTTGCGAACCCTAACTCGCTAAATTTATCACTGCCAGGTTCAATGGGTAGTTTTCAAAGTGATAGTTTTCGTGCAGACGGAATAGATTGTTCAATGGCAATAGGTTCTAGTACAAACGTAGAATTTGGTGTTGTTGGTGTTATAAACAATAACAATCTTGGTGTAGTAAGTACTTCACCAAATATGCAAGGCCGAGACATTGGTGTATACGGCAGGATTACTATACCTATAGGGGCTCCTAAAAATCGATTAGATTGTAATGAGCTTTATCAATTAGAACTGCGAAAAAAGCGCATCGAAGTTCAGCGCTTAGAGCGTGAACTACAAAATCTTAAAAACTTGCGTTTTGAAAATACGCCTAAATAAGAAGTTATTATGACACAAGATTTAAACAAAAAAGTAGAAGAACTAGAAGCCGCAGCCAAGCAGTATGCAAGTAAAGATACAGTTATTTCAATAGGCGGGTATGAATTTACACCAGCTAAATTAATGGTAGCTTTTACATTAGTAAGTTCATTACTAGGTGGTCTTTATGGTGCTTTTGAGGTCTACAAAGATTATCAGGGCATGAAAAGGAAGATTGCTGAGTATGTTTCTCCAGACTTATCAGATTTTGACAAGCGATTAGCTGTTATTGAAGAAAATAGTTCAAAGACGTCAGACTATACTCGTGACATTAAAAACGACTTAAAAACAGATATACGTCGCAATGAAAGTGTAACTGAACAAATAGAGCGTGGTGTTAAATTAGCTCAACGTGAGACCGAACAAGAAATGCGACAAGCACGTAAAGATATTCGTGACGATTTAGACAAAGCAAAAAACGAAGTTGATGCTATTCGCAGAGAAATGGCCGTTGCTCGTCGTGAAATATCACGAGAAGTTGAACAGCTTAAAAAAGAAGTTGATACCAGAATTCAAAAAGCAATAGATAACCCACTAGCCGGAAAGTAATATGAATGTAGATTTAAAACTATTTAAATGGCTTAGTTTACTGTTATTGTTACCAATAGTAATAGCCTTTTTTGGAGGCGATCGCTTTCGTTATCCCTGCCAAAATCCAGAAAACTGGGATGCGCCGCAGTGCAAGCGACCTATTTGCGATGTAACTCGTACTTGCCCTGACCACATATTTAAAGGGCAGCGTGATCCGCGCTTAGACCCTCAGGCAACGCAATCTGCTTCGCCAACAGCTGCACCAACCACAGGAGTTATTTGTGCAAAATAATGTTATCTTATATACTGACGAGCAGCTAATGGCTCGTTTAAAGTTCTTTATTGGAATATGTTTAGCGCTTACATTAACAGGAATTGTTTTTGTTGTGCTTTATAGTTTAATTTTTGTAACACAGCCACTAAATGCAATTAGCCCTATTGATCAAAAGTTTTTTGAACTAATTATTCCTATTGCTACATTTTTAACCGGCACGTTATCAGGCATTATGCTGGCTGGTGGTAGCAAAGAAGAAGTAGATGCATCAATTGCACTAATGAAACAAGCTCAAGATAATGCTGCTGCCGCTGCAAAAACCAGCTATGTACCTCCAAAGCAAGAGCCGACTTTCTCGCCAGGATTTGGTACTATGCAAGGATTTAACGGTACGGCAATAATGGAAGTTCGTATGATTAATGGTAAGCCAGCACCTCAGCCAGCACCTCAACCGGAGATTTAAATGAAAAAAGCAATCGGGGCCGCACTAATGTTTTTAGGCATTTTTGCACTTGGCTATAATAACTCAGCATTTGCTGCTGTTGAAACTAAAAAAGTTTGTGTAGAGCAAACTGATCCTAAAACAAAAAAGGTAAAAGAAGTTTGTAAGGACGTTAAAGTCCATAAGAAACTAGAAGGTACAAAAGTACCGGATAAACAGGCTAAGTAAATTTTATATTGACCCCAAAGTGTTGAGGTGATATAATTTAATATTCACTTCAACGTCTATCCAAAAAATAAGGAAATTCATGGCAAGAAACAGTGGCAAATCACATCGTACCTTCCCAGCTAAAAAGTCAGCACATATCTCGCAAGAGGAAAAGAGCAGACTGCGCAGTGTAAAACATTCTGGTACGCCAGAGCCACAGCCACAGCGTAATTATAGCTTTAAAGATATTAGTCCACTAAATTCAATACAAGCAGGCTACTTAGATGCTATTGAAAATTCGGATGTGATTTTTGGAATTGGCAGTGCTGGAACAGGTAAAACGTTTATTGCAGCCAACTATGCAGCTCGCGAATTATACTATAAACGAATTTCAAAGGTTATTCTTACCCGTCCAAACATCGAAACCGGCAGGGGCCTAGGCTTCTTGCCTGGTACCCTAGAAGAAAAGTACGCTCCTTATCTCCTACCCTTTGATGCAATCTTTACTCGTGCACTTGGCAAAGGCTTTTATGAGTATGCGCTCAAAAGCAAAGACATTGATCCTACTCCACTAGGGTTCCTACGCGGCACAACCTTTGATGATTGCGTTGTACTAGTAGACGAAGCACAGAACTGTACACGTGAAGAGATGAAAATGCTGTTATCACGTATTGGCAAAAACTGCAAGATGATTTTCTCAGGCGACACAGAGCAATCGGACATTTCTGACAGTGGACTAGAAGATGCTGTTGACCGGCTTGAAGGTATTCCAGGTATTGAAGTCATCGAGTTCTTAGACGAAGATATTGTTAGATCAAAAATGTGTAAACAGATTATTATGGCCTATAGGAATTAATATGGCAAAAAGTTATAAACCCACTAGTGGCATGGCCTCAGCAGCCCGTCGTGCCCTAAAGTGGAAAGATGAAGGTAAGCCAGGCGGTACGCTTGTGGGTCTTGCCCGAGCAAACCAATTAAAAGATCGTGAGCCTCTTTCGGAGTCTACTGTATTACGAATGTACAGCTTCTTTGCTCGTCACGAAGTAGACAAGCAGGCAACTGGTTTTCGCAGTGGCGAAGAAGGTTTTCCATCAAAGGGGCGTGTAGCCTGGGACTTGTGGGGCGGAGATGGTGGCTACTCGTGGAGCACTGCTAAACGCAACACAATTATGCGTGAACGTGAACGCAAGGCACTACACCTACTATCAATTGCAACAAAGTCTAGTATACCACACATGCTACTAATGGCTGCTGCTCAAATGATTGAAGACTATGCAAATGAAAATATATCGGAAAGCTCAGATGCATTTGGTCAGTACATGTACCATGCACAGCTATTACGCAACAATCACTTAGACACATATTTAATGGATCTACACTTAGTAGCCGAACCATATCGCGATCTACTAGTTATGATATTTAGTGAACTAGGCACTGACGGCGACCACTCAGACGAAGTTGACGACTCGGACTCTGACGAAGATACTCCACTATAAACAAAAAAGCCTCATACTAGCAATAGTATGAGGCTTTTCTTTTAGGGTTGCATTGTTGAATAAAGCATCCAACCATGTTTGCGGTGTGCATCAATGCGTTCGCTTAAAAACGCACTTAGTCCATGTTCGCCAGCTGATTCAGCTAGCGCATAGGCTTCCATGAGCGCTGTGTGAATCTTTCCGTTGTCAACGTACAATGTACGTACCATTTCGGTAGGTGGCAGTATTTCCAACGTATCAAGAATCGTCGAATGTTCTGCAAGTTGGCTAAAACTAGCAGGTACATAACAGCGCAAAGCGCGAACACGCTCAGCAAAGTCATCAAGTTCATCATCTACCTCGTCGTATATTTTACCAAATAACTCGTGATGTTGCACAAAGTTTGGTCCTGTTACGTTCCAGTGAAAGTTTTCTGCTTTTACTAGGAAGCCATAGGTTGTTGCAAAAGCCTTTTTAAGGGCCAGTTTTAGGTCTTCCATTATAGTAACTTCCACTCAGTTCCGCTGTATACTAATGTAAGTGCACCAAACGGAGCATTGATAGTAGCTGTGGCAGCTCCGTCAATAGTTCCTGCAGCAGGTGTAATTGTAATTGGTGTTGCGACAGCAGCTAGTCCTAGACCGTCCTTTAGATAAAAGACTTGACCAGTTACACCAGCAGGTAAGTTTACTGCTACGGCAACCGGACCAGGTACTTCGATGCTTACAACTTCATCAGTTGCTGCTACGACTGTAATTGGTGTAGCAACTGCTACACGTACGCCTAGAATTTCTGGGCCCGCAGTGCTAATTGTAATTGTATTAGCGCCTGTTCCAGTTGTTGGGGTTACGGTAATACCTGCACCGGCTAAGATTGAGGTAGGGTTATTTGTATATGACATAATTATTTCCTTGAATTAAAGTTGCGGATAACTAACCAATAGTCATCCAGTTTGTGCCATCATATATTACTTGTACGTGGCTATAAGCGCCATTAAGCATTGCAAAAGGTACGCCATTAATGGTTTTACCTCCAGATGCAGTAATGGTAATTGGGTTTGTTCGTGAAGTACCTGAATAGTCTTTGATATAATATGAACGCTTTAGCACTGGCTTTTTTTTGCCATTGTAGTCGCTGTCTTCATCGCCGCAACAATCTTCACCTGTGGCCAAGCCATTGGCTGGCAATACAATACTTGCTGGCCCGCTGGTTACGTTTACTAGTATTACGTCGTCACTATTTACAATACTATACGGTGTTGTTGTAACTATTTTTGTGTTTAAATTTGCAGACATATTATTTCCTTAACTAATTCTTGTTAGTGTAACTTTTACACTGGCGCCGCTTGGGCGCACTGG